AAGTTGTAAATCGCGATCCCATCAAAAACATCACCACCTGGTGAGTGGATGTGTAGGTTAATCTGCTTAATGTTGTTTCCGCAGTCTTTTAAATCCTGCGCAAAGCTCGCAGCAGATACGCCCCAAAATCCAATCTCATCGTAAATTGAGATTTCTGCCGTATCGTTGGCTTTGGCTTTGATTGAGTACCAAGACTGGTTATTCGTCTTTGTCGCGCTCGTTGTCATCGCCACCGGTGACAGAATCATCTTTTGCTTTTTCATTTTTCGTACCTGTGTTAGTTAAATCTGTGTCAAATTTAAGACCAAATTTGCGGTTTTCCTCAACCTCAACTCTTCGTCTGCGTTTAACTTCTGCCGGGTTGCTGCCGCTTGCGCGTACTGCTTGGCTCTCGGTTGCCAATCCACCTTTGATGCGCTCTTTCCAGGCTTGCGCCTCTTTTGTCGGATCAATCCATGGCATAACAGGGCCGCTATAAACGGCGTTATAAAGTGATGCAGGATCAATATCGACTGGCACCTCAATTTCATCGCTGACAATCGCCATTTTTAGCCATTCGCGGTAGATTGGGCGTGATATGTGCGCAACAAAGGTATCCTGTAAAACAGCATAACCCTCAAAACTCTCCACCAGCTCTTGACGCTGGCTTGAGTAAGTGCCGTTATAGTCACGAGCAATGCTTGAGTAACTTGAGCGAGTCCCCGCTGCTGTTGCTCTTAATTGCCCATTCCTAAAGGTTTCAAGGTTAACGTTTGGTCGATTTGAGTTGATTAACCCGATGTCCTCACCAGGTTTTAAATCATCAATGATTGCACCGGGAGCAATCTCAAAATCTCGCTCCGGACTGTCTGCACCATAATCCTCATTATCTCCGTAGAGTGCGGCATCACCTTTTTTGATGTACATCGTAAAGGCGGCGGCAATTCGTGCTGCAACACGTTCGCTTTCCTCATAATCTTTGAGGTCGGCAAGGCGCACAATTACACCGTGCAACATCGATACGCCACGTAATTGATGCAAGCGCTTTTTAAACGCAAGGTGCAACATATTTTCTGCAGGAACTGATTTAACTCGCCCGTAAGTGCGGTTATTTTCCTGAGGATTGTCCATGTAAACACGGTAAGACACAGGACGGCGCCAAGCATTAATCTCTATCCCTTGGATTACATTAGCCGTATCAAGGGTATTCATCGGCACAAAATCAGGCTCTAATGCCTCAAGGCTAAATGCAATGTCTGTACTATGATTAAGTCCTTCCACAGATCCGCGCACGAGTTGGATAAATACCTCACCATCACGGAGCCACGTTCGCAACAACATCCGCTCAAGTTCTGGGCGGGTAAATTGTCCAGTAACTTCCGGTCGCACAGACCATTCTGCCCATTTCTTGCGGATTTGTTCCGCCAGCTCCTCATCAACATCACCACTTAAATTTAGCGGTTGTGGTTCGATATGGATTCCTCTAGAGCCAATCACACGCTCTTCCATTTTGTCTAAAATACCGATCACAATATCGTGATTTTGATCTAACGCTCGAGCTTGTTCTCGCAAACTTACCGCACTTTGTTTGGTCGATATGTTAGCGCCTTGGCTTTCGCGTTTTGCCTTATGTGTACGGCTAGGCATTGCCGCCTCGTATGCATTCATCACATATCGGCTTTTTGCTCGCTGTGCGCCCCATTTAGGCGAGATTGCGGCAATTGTTTTATCTAATATTCCCATCGTTTAAAATCTCGCATATTTGATTCTGTGGCGTTTTACGCGCTGTCTTGTTTCCGCTAATAACTCATTAAGCATTTGTTGATAGCGGTCACGTTGTTTTGTCCATTCGGACACTTGGTAAGATACCGATCGCCCATTAAAGCTAACTTGGCTTTGGGCGTTTTCGATTTTTTCATCAAGCGTTCGGATTTTTTCTTCAAGCTCTTCTTTATCGTAAATCACAGCCACCCACCTTTTTTCTTGCTTACGCCACCGTTTAGCCAATTACTTTTTGTTTTGAGTTTCGGTTGCGGTTTTACTTGTTCAATTTCTACCGCACTTTCTGTTTCTTCTTCCGGTGCAGTTATCTCTTTTCGGATTACATCAGGATTTAATCCAGGTAGTTTTGCCCAGTATGGGACATTGTCCTCATCGCCCCATTTAATACGTTCATAACCACGCAAAATAGCGATCGCATGGGTATAGCAAAATAAGTCAAACGCCTCATTGTTGCCCTTACCTGGTTTACGCCATTTACCGTCTTGTCCACGCTCCTCGTATGTCAGCTCATCAAAAAACCATTCGCCAAGCCACGACGGAAAATGGATATAGTTAGCCCCGATAGTCTCACGGCTTAATGCGTTACTAATGCGATCTTTGAGTTGGTCTGTTTGAAGTAGGTATAGCGGCACATCACCTCGTGCTTTAGCGTGTCGGTCTGAGCGAGAGGTGTTATCGGGATAAGTGCGCGTAATAAGTTTTTGGCGTTTGGTACTATCACCTTTAACGAGATACACTCGTTTTGATATGCCATCACGCTTACATCTGCGCCAAAACTTATAGGCGTTATCTGTTACACCGTCCTCACCGCCACTATCCACCGCCATTGCAAGGATTGGCATGAATCCGCCATCTAAGCCCTCAATACGATATTGCTTATTGAGTACATCACTAATGAGTAAATCCCAGTCCTCAGGGTAGGCGGACGGATCAATCGGGAGACTTTCTCCGTCTGAATTGCTCCGCATTGATGATTTAATGTTGTATCTATCAATGAGCCACCGTTCGCTATTTTCACCATAGCCCACAATTTGGACGACAAAACGGCGATTCCGCCCACCCTGTACATCAACTGCAGCTAATAAAAAACGGCACCCATAAGGTACCGTTCTTTTTTCGATTTCTTCGCGTCGCTCCATTAATTCGTCGGAGCGGCGTTGCTCAAGTGCTGAGCGTGGTAAATAAGGTAATCCCCAGTCTGTATTTGTTACTGCCTTTAGCGTTTCCTCACTACCAGTCATTTCAAATTCGTGCTCAGCAGTAAGTAATTTATAAGTTAATTGCTCCCATGTCTGATACGCTGCCGCAGGGCCCTCAAGCCAAAAAGACGCAATACGGGATTTTCTTCCCTCGCCATGGATAACACCATTTTTGTCGATTGTTTGCCCCTCTTTAAGCCATTTTCCGCCGATATTTAGATCGCGTTTTTTGCTTGGCTCAATGACGCCTTGGCAGTGCGGACACTGTAAGCGCGCTTTTTTACTTGCATCGACAAAATCCGTATCATCACGATAGCCGATCATGTTAGCCATGCTCGGTTCAAGCCATTCCCCACAGTGTGGGCATTGCCAGTAAAAACGGCGGCGATCGCCACGGTTATACAATGACAAAATTCCTGTCGTCGGCGGGGCTTCGTGCGTTGATTTCGGATGATACTTGAGATCAACAATATCTTTACCTGGTGAGCTTTCCACCATCGTCATGCCGGATGACATAAAAGTAGTGGTACGCTTGGACGCTAAACTAAATCCGTCCCCCTCACCGTCAACATCATCGGGCCAGCGGTCGTAATCTGTTAATGCAACGTACTTGTAATCGGATGATGACAGCACATTAATAGACGGCCAGCCAATTTTTAACAGATTGCCGGCGCGAAAATATTTATCGTGTACGTTGTTATCATTTTTATAAGGGCTTAGTCGGCTTGCGATTTCCGGCGAACATCTAAAAGTGCGGTCTAATCGTTTGCGGCTATGTTCACTTGCTTTTTCTTGTGTCAACTGCACAAGTAAAAAATCAGATGGATCACAAATAATTGAGTATGTAATCCATCCGTCAATCAAACCAACTGTCTTACCTGTTCGAGCGGGTCCAACAAAAATAACCGCGTCATATTCGCGCGAGTTTAAACAGTCCATCGGCTCAATAACATAAGGCGTGCGGTCTTTATCCCATCTCACAGATGAGCCACCACCAAGCGGCACGCGCATATATTTTGAGACAGCTTCGGATACTTTCATTCGATTTGGCGCTTTTATCATCTCCGCTAAATCTTTTCTAATATCACTCGCTTTCGCATACATCCGTTTCATCCTCTAAGATTAGATCCGCCGATTCGTCGCGGTTTTTGTCAACCTCTTTCTGTAACCAAATAACCCATTCTAACGGCATTCCTGCGGTTTCCGCCCTGTCCGCCAGTGTTTCTTGTGGCTGCAACATCCCTTTAACAATGATTGACATTTGTCTGGATGCGTCCGCAACCTCGCAAACCTCGCCAAGACGTTTTTTGTACTCAAGTTGTTTTAGTTGCGCGTTCCAGTAAGCCAACTGATCAGACGGTGACAGGCCGTCAACGTCTTTTGTGCGGGTATCCTCAAGCAATAATCTAAATATCTGCTTGAGGGAAAACCCTTTGTAATTAGTCGTTTCTTTTTCCGGCGTGAGGTGACTTACTCTCGCCGACATTGTGCGTCTATCGCACCCAGCAATAGTAGCCATTTTGCTAATACTGTAATAATCGCTCACAGTACAACCCCTCAAAACTAAAAATGAACAACCACCAATATAAAAATATCAATAAAAACAAATAATTATTTCGTTGTGGTGGATCGCCTAAAAAATCAAAAAACTGTCGAAAACCGCGAGCCCGAAACCCCGTGGAAAGGGGCATCCCCTCAGGAGTACCTTTTACCGTCACGATTCTTTATAAAAATCACTCGATATATTTTTGTTTTATCCATAAAACATAGCTTAGGACTACCCTCGTTCTATCATCAGATAGTCAAGGTCAGTCCTAATGTATGTGTCTGTATATACAAATAAAAAAAGACCGCACTTTAATTGGCGGTCTTGGTTTGGTTAATCCACTTATTGAGATTATCTA